CCATTCTGCAGTGTGCCAGAAAGTCGATCCGTCAGGATCTTGAGACTACTCTTCGTGGATACTCTAACGATCTTAACTTCTATCACGATAACGATAACTGTCCAACCTGTAAGCAGGGAATAGATCACGACTTCAAAGAGAACATTATTACCGAAAAGAGTAAAAAATCATCCGAGATACAGTCCAGCCTAGTAGAATTATCGGAAAAGATAAACTCATACGAGGCTCGTATCGAGGAGATCTCGACGATAGAGGATCAAATTCAATCACACAACCTAAAGATAGGTGAGCACAGAGCGCAGATCAAGATGTCTCTGAATGCTCTTAAGTCCTTTAAAAATGATCTCGACTCTGCAGAAAAAGAAGTCGAAGAGGTTGACACGAGCAAGCTAGAGGAGTATAATAAAACACTCAGCACTCTTCAGGGCAATCAAATCAAACTGTTTGATGAGCGTGAAACTCTAGGTATCGTTGGAGCAATGCTAAAGGACGGCGGCATCAAGACTCGCATCATTCGTCAGTACATTCCAATTATGAACAAACTCATCAACAAGTATCTCTCAGCCTTTGAACTTTTCGTTGATTTTCATCTCGACGAAAACTTCAACGAGGTCATCAAGTCTCGCTTTCGTGATACGTTCTCGTACGCGTCTTTCTCTGAAGGTGAAAAGCTAAGGATATCCCTGTCGATCATGATGTCCTGGAGGGCGGTAGCAAAGCTTCGTAACTCAGTATCCACGAACCTGCTGATACTCGACGAGACTCTTGACGGCGCAATGGATGGAGCTGGAGTAGAGAATTTGATTGACACTCTACACAATCTGAATAATAATGACAATATCTTCGTCATCTCTCATAGAGGTGAACAGTTCGGTGATAAGTTCGAGTCTCACGTTCGCTTTGAGAAAATTAAGAACTTTAGCCAGATCGCAGCTTAAACGAAAGGAATACTATGAACTTCTATACTAATGTCGAACGTTTCGGCAATACCATCCTATGGCGTGGATACGAGAACGGAGTCTCGTTTATGCGTCGTGAACAGTATCGACCGACGCTGTTTCTTCCTAAGAAGGATGGGGAGTTTAGATCTCTGATTGGAAACCGTCCTCTTGATCGTCGTTCGTGTGAGTCGATGTCTGAAGCCAAGGAATTTATCGAACGCCATAAAGACGTACACGGCATTGACATCTATGGAAATACCAACTACGTGACTCAGTTCATTCAAGAAAAGTATCCTAACGATATTCAGTTCGATATGAAACAGATCAACATCTTTTCGTTCGACATCGAGGTGGACATTCGTGACGGATACGCAAATATAGATGAGGCTGATAAGGAGATCACATCCATCGCTATGAAGTCGTCTAAGTCTGATACGTATCACCTTCTTGGTCGAAAGGACTATGACAAGACTAAGACTCTTCTTAAGATCGATCCTGAAAACATTCAGTTCATGAAGTTTGACTCTGAAGAGGCTCTTCTTCGTAGGTTTATTCAGATCTGGAAGAATGACTATCCTGATGTTGTGACCGGTTGGAACGTTGAGTACTTCGACATAATGTACATCGTGACTCGTATCACTCGCTTGTTCGGCGAAGAGAAGGCAAAACAACTCTCTCCTTGGAACAGCATTCGTAAGAACACTCGTGAGATCTTTGGAAAACCTCAGTCGACATATTCCATTGCTGGTATGACAGTCATTGACTATATGGACGCGTTTAAGAAGTTCGGTTATAAGTATGGTCCTCAGGAGTCCTACAAACTAGATCATATCGCTCACGTAATCCTTGGAGAAAAGAAGCTTGACTACTCGGCGTATGGTAACCTTACGACTCTGTATGATCAAAATCCGCAACTCTACCTAGACTATAACCTCAAGGATACTTGGCTTATTCAACAGTTCGAGGATGAAACTGCTCTACTCTCACTCGTCATGACGGTCGCGTATGGCGGTGGTGTCAACTATGGAGACGCCTTCGGCACCGTTGGTATTTGGGAAACTACGCTCTATCGTCGTCTTATTCGTGAAGGTAGAGTACCACATATCAAGGGTGGACCAGGTGATCGTGGCAAGGAACTCGTCGGTGGATACGTCAAGGATCCAAGAGTCGGCATGCATAAGTGGATCGTTTCGTTCGATCTTAATTCTCTGTATCCGCATCTCATGCTTCAGTACAATATGTCACCAGAAACATATCTGTCGGATACGCGAAAGTATGTATCACAAGAGATGGTTCTTGGTGATAAGTTTTTTAATAATGATCCGGATTATTCCGTCTGCGCAAACGGTGTATGTTTCTCAAATAAGGTAAGGGGTGTAATTCCTGAGATCATTGATGAGTACTACGGAAACCGTTCTAAGATTAAGAAGGAGATGCTTGCTGTCGAACAGGCAATGGAGAACGAAAAGGATCCTGAAAAGAAGAAGGACCTTAAGAGACGTATGACACAGCTTCATAACTCTCAGATGGCTATCAAGATTGCTATGAACTCTCTATACGGTGCAACGGCAAACATCTACTTCCTCTATTACATTGGCGAGATGGCAGAGGCAATTACCACTTCGGGTCAGCTATCCATTCGTTATGCTCAGAAGTCTGTCAACGCATATCTTAACAGTGTCCTTAAGACGAACGATCGTGACTATATCGTCTACATCGACACGGACTCCATCTATGTAGACCTCGGGCCTCTAGTTCAAGCAGTCTTCGGTACGATGGATATCGATCGTAAGACTGGCGAAGAGTTCCTCGATAAAGCCTGTAAGGAAAAGATCGAGAAGGTTATTGCCGAAGGTTACGAACGCCTTGCTAAGAAGATGGGCGCGTATCGTAATGCAATGGTAATGAAGCGTGAAAAGATCACCGACAAGTCTCTCTTTGTCGCAAAGAAGCGATACATCATGAATGCTCTGAACTCTGAAGGAGTACACTTTGCAAAACCGAAGATCAGTGTAACCGGTATCGAGTCGGTTCGTTCTTCAACTCCTGAAGTATGTCGAGAGAAGATGAAGGAAGCCTTTGAAGTGATCATGAATGGAACTAAGACCGATGTTCAAAAGTTCATTGACGAGTTTCGTAAGGTATTCTACAGTCTTCCGGCCGAAGATATCGCTAAGATCTCTGGAACTGACGACATTGAAAAATACATGCAAGACGGAAACTATAAGAAGGGCTGTCCTATGCATGTTCGCGGATGTATCCTATACAACATCGCTCTTAAGGGAAAGAACCTTGAGAACAAGTACCAACTCATTCAGAGCGGTGACAAGATTAAGTTCGTGTACCTAAAGATACCTAACCCTATTCGAGAAAACATCGTATCGTTTCCTAACGTGCTACCAAAAGAACTTGGGTTGGATCAATATATAGACTACGAGACTCAGTTCAACAAAGTCTTTCTCGATCCTATTGAAAGCATACTTCAAGCTATCGGTTGGACTTCTGTAAAGGTTGACAGTCTAGAGGACTTCTTTGCGTGATTGACATATCACAAACCTTATGTTATAGTAGAATCAATAGAGATGAAAGGAACACACTATGAGTGACTGGGCAAACGATATTCGTATGATGCACCTTAAGTTCGGTGTACACGACTGGTTCGAAAAGAACAAAGACAATAAAGAACTCATGAAAAAGTGGCTTGACTTCCGCATGTCCATGATCGCTGAGGAGTATACTGAAACTAAACACGCGATCATGGATGGAAACGCAGAAGAAGTGGTAGACGGTCTCATCGATCTCTGTGTGTTTGCGATTGGCACACTCGATATAATGGGTGTTGACGCAAACAAGGCCTGGGACGCGATCTACGATGCCAACATGGCTAAGCAACCTGGAGTAAAACCTGGCCGCCCGAATCCTTTCGGTCTTCCTGATCTTCTAAAACCGGAAGGTTGGATTCCTCCTAGCCACGAAGGCAATCACGGTAAACTTCCTAACGTCTTAAAATAATTTCCGGTGTTACCGGTAACATTGTTGCCTCGGTGTAATATATACTAGTGTATACTACAGGAGAGGCAATATGACTTCTGAAGATTATAAAGAAGCGAACCGTCTATACTGGATCGTTAAGGGAATGCTGATACCACAGTCGTGGAACGAGGCATCTATCATGAGCGTAAAGAAAAGCTATACCGAAAGAGAGTGGCACAATCACGAGGCTACGAGCGTACACGAGGAAGGTTTTGAAGAGGCTTGGAAAGCTCGTCAGGATCAAATCACGGCATAGAACTTTTCTATTTACATCCATCAAAAACTGTTGTATAGAATAAATAATGTAACCATTCCTAAAAATAATGGGTCGATGAATTTATCTATCTTTACTCTTGCCATGGGCATACTCTACTCAACATTTGCGGCTGCAGAGTCATGCGACTTTGAAAAATCACTTAAGGCCCTTGCTCTAAACATATACCACGAGGCTCGTGGAGAGGGTGTATATGGTATGCAGATGGTTGGAGAAGTGACATTAAATCGTGTCTACAGTGATCACTATCCGGACAACATATGTAAGGTCGTTTATCAGAGAGGACAGTTCTCTTGGGTAAGGAATAAGAAGGATCACATCCCAAAGGAGATAGGTGCATGGGTCATGTCTGTTGAAATAGCATATGATCTACTTACAGGAAAGGCGGACTACTTTGATAACGGTGCTACACACTATTATAATCCTGATCTAGTAAAGAGACCTTATTGGGCATTGAATAAGTATAAAGTAGGAGTTGTTGGAGATCATGTCTTCTATTCAATCGAACCTTAAGTGGTATGATTACTTTTTTTGCTTTCTCTATGCTGATATGATATCGGCAGGAATCGTTAGTTTGAATCCAGTAACCGCAATTATTGGAATAGTGTTGTACATAGTGTATGAATTAACAAGAAAGGAGATCAACAATGCCTCACGTATACCTTGACATGGACAGTTTTAACGATCACGATCTAATCGATGAGCTACAAGAAAGAGGTTATAGAGTGATCGATCCTGACGATGAGAAGATTACAAACCTAATTCCATACGATGCGGAGACTCTTCTTTCGATGATCGACGTCACGAGATATAAAGCGGGTTCTCCGGAACACCTTGCGATTCAGAAGTTGTGGGATATATATTTTGGTCGTGGCGATGGTTTATAAGCCAAAGAGAGACGAGGATACTCTAAGGGAACTTATTCAATTCTATGGTATCGAAAACATTCCAAATCCAGAACACTACCCACTTCGGTTTGAATT